CTTTCTTAAAAAAAGTACATTCTATTAATTGGAGATATTTTATTCCATAATTCTTCTGGTTTTGCTCCTTTTTTCTTTGCATATTCCGCAAAAGATTTTTTAACGTCTTTTTTTAAATCTTTATATTGTAATGTAGTAGCTACGTTTCTTTTTTCTATACCCAATTTAGGTAAAAAAGAATTTATTGCTTCTAATTTAGACCTTGCTTCTACTCTAGTTTGTCTAGGATTATTAACATTATCTGCAATCTTTGCTAATCCGTTTCGTTTAGTAGTTAAATATGCGTGTATTTGTTCTATTTTTTCTATTGCATTTTCTTTACTTTGTAAAAAAGATGGTTTTATATCAAGCATTTCTTCTATTTCTTGTCTTTCTTTATCTGCTTTAACATTCTCTCTTAATTTACTAGCAAGTTCTTGTGTAGCCATACCTAGTAACTGCCTCATTTCTCCTACACCTGGGTATGGTAATTTATCAGTAGCCTGACCAACAGTAATGTTTACAAAATTTTGATACCCTGATAATATACCTGTTCCTTTTTCTACTCCTTGTAACATAGTTATACCAGACTCTTTAAATTTTTTATAGTAATCAGGTTCTGATGTACCACTTGCACCAAGTTCTGTTATAGTTTCTACTATAGGCTGTGAACCAATAGGCAACACTTTAGTAATACCAGTTCTAGTATTAATTTCTACCACTTGACCATTAACAGGGTCATAATCCATTTTATAAAAACCATTAGTTAAATCAAAAGCTCGTTGAGGTGTTACCCCGCTTGTTATTAAAGTATGATAGGTTAAATCTTTTCCAGTTAAAGGTTTATCTGCAAATACTAAATCAGAATAATTACCTGTTTCTGTAGCTTTTTGTAAACTTTTAGGAGTATATTTATCTGTAGATATGCCTGTTAAAAAATCTTTCTTAACTTGTCTATTAGCTACTTTCTGTTTCTCTTCTAACATATCAGCTTGTTGTCTTAACCTTACTCCTACCATCTGTATATTAGGGTTAGGATTATTATTTAATTTTCTAGCTACCTCTCTTAATCCCTCTGGTGTATTAGGGTCACCAACACCTAACACAGCATCTGTATAAGCTGTTTTTATTTCTTGCAACTGTTGTGCTTGTGCTTCTTCTGGTGTTTGTTGTCCAAATAAACGTCTAACACTACCTTGTAACTGCTCTCCACTTTGTGTAATACGCTGTGTTATGGCAGACATAGGTGACATAGCACCTCTACCTAGAGTGATAGGTTGTTGTAAAGCATTATTTTGTTGTGTTAATAAACTACTAAACAAACCTTCTGTTATTTCTTGTGCCATGTTTACTCCTTATCCTGTAGCAGTTTTAGGTTGTAATATTTTTGCTAACTCTACTATTTGTTGTATCTGATTTGCGTTTACATTACCTTGTTGTGTAGGCAACCCAAACAGTCCTTTAGCACCAGATGTTAAACCTCTTAGTTTTTCTATTTCTGATAAAGCAACTAATTGATCATATTGTGACCTAGCACTTAATCCAGATAGTTCTGGTCTTTGTTGTAGTGTAGCTGATATATCTCTACCAGTAGTTAAACCAGTTAGTGCTGCTTCATCTATCTTCTGCGCCCCTGTTAGTAAACCAGAACCTAAAGTAGCTTGTCTTTGTGCTTCTGTTAGCCCAAACTGTTGTGCTGCTAATGCTTCTTGTGATCTAGCAGTTTCTTGAGCAGATAGTATAGACTCAGCTAATGGATTAACTCTGCGTTGACCTCCTACAGTTGGCATAGTCTGACCATAACCTAGTAAACCTCTCTGTGCTAGTGTACCTAACATTCTTTCTTGTTCTCTTTGTCTCTGTGGCTCAGTCAATGCTCTAGTAGCTGCTAATTGCTGTGCTGTAGCTTCTTCTCTAGTACCTGGTAATCCTTCAAACATTCCTCTAGCTGCATCAAGTTGTGCTGTTCTAAGAGGTTGATAATCAGCACCTACAGTAGCAGTAGCTCCTTCTGGTGCTACAGTTCCTGTTCCAAAACCAGTAGTAACTGTGTATGGTCTAAATACATCTTCATATTCTTTTTGTATATCTTCACCACGTTCTTCTAAAGAACTTTGTAAAGCTGATAAACCAGCATAATCTATACCAGTTCCTATAAGATTTTCTAAAACACCTCCTGCTGTATCACCAAACACTTCTTTTAAGTCAATAAATTTACTAGCTTCTTCTACTACCTTTCCTACTGCTTCTTTTGTTACAACACCTGCACCTGCTGCTTTTATAATATCATCTACTGCGGTTGTAGCACTTGCTGCATCGTTTATGTTAGAAAAATCACTAAAATCAAAACTAGCATCTGTAGGATCTAAAGAATAATTTAAACCTAAATCTCCTGCTGTTATATCAGCAAATGTTTTACCGTCAAATAGAGATTTAACTTTAACACCTCCTGGTGTTGATGAAATATCACCTACAGAAAATTGACTCAAATCATCAGCAGCTAATCCTGATTCTCCAAAATATGTTCCTTGGTTAAAATCTAAAGGACGATTAAAACTAGCATCTGTAGGATCTAAAGAATAATCCAAACCTTCTGCGGTATCTAAACTTACATCACCAGGTTGTTGTAAAGCACCTCCTGCATCTATTCCTGATAAAGCAGGATCACCAATAGGTATTTTAAAACCTAGAGGATTATCACCATTTAAAAAACTTTCAGGGACTCCTAATTCAACTAATTTTTCTCCTACAAATCCGCTTTGAATACCATAAGTAGTAGCACCTGCTAATAATGCACCTATAGCCGCTGATTTAAAATCGCCTCCGCTTGTTATAAAACCACCACCTCCTCCTACTATAGCTGCTCCTACTGCTTTTGCTCCTGCTGTTGTTGCTTCTCCAGCACCTACAAACTTACCTATCTCACCAAAACCTCCTCCAGCACCTATAGCTAGACTACCTACTAGCACTGCTGCGTTTATCATAGCTTGGTCAGAAGTATCTTTATATAATGGGTAAAACAGAGGAGTACCGTCTTCCATAAATTCTATGTTTAAAGCAGCACCTCCTTCTACACCTGAATACAAATCACCAAATATTGTAGCTTCATCACCACCACCATATAAAGTACCACCGCCCTGAAATACATCTATTCTTTCATTAGTTTTTTTGTTATATAATACAGGCATTTCAGAAGGTAAAGTTGCCATATACATTGTTTCAGTAGATCCTTGAGAACCTTGTAAGGATACTTCTCTAACTAAACTAGGGTCTACTTCTATAGTTCTTTCACCAGTACCTCCAAAACCAACCATACCTTCAGTATATCTATATTTAGTATTACCAGTATTAGGATCAGTAAATTGTTCTACTTCTCTGTTATTATCTCTTACTTTTTCAGTTCTTTTTCCTATATCTAATATACTATCTACACCAGCTTTAGCAAACTCTTTAGCTTGTTCATCTATAATATAGTCTAAATCATCAGGATTTACATAAGCAAAGTCATTGAGCTTTAACATATCCATTTGATTAGTTAATTCTATTTTTAGATTATTAACTCTTTGTTCATAAGACATAGTATCGTCTGTAACGCTCTCACGAGCCTGTGACTGCTCTCTTGTCTCTGTAAATAGGTTAGGGCTACTAACGTCTCCAGAGGGCTGTGGTGGGGCTGTGGTGGATTCTGGAGACGTAGCAGCTAACCTCATTGCATTTTGTTCTTGTTGTGTTAATCTAGGAGCAACAGAAGGGTCTATGCCTTGTGCAAGTTGCTGTTCTTGAAACATTCTGTAAGCATCTAGGATACTCATGAGTATGACCCTCCCTCTATTGAACCACCAGATAATGTACCTGATAGTACAACATTTGTAATTGTTGCTGTGCCTGTTACCGCTGGGGAGGCACTATTAGCTTTCGTCGCAACTGCTGTAGCAATATTATCAAATTCAGTATTAATCTCTGTTCCTTTAACGATTTTGTTTGGATCTCCACTGTTTAACGTATCCTTTGCTGCGAAGTTAGTTGTTTTTGAATAATTACTCATTATATAGTCCTTCCTAGAACTGAATAAATATCTATCTTTTGTAGTGATAGAGGGTTACTATCTATTGATGCGTTTACTCCTACTTGTAAAATAGTACCATTTCCTGATAATTGTGTACTAAGTTTGTCAATAAATACAGAAGCTGAATATTCTGCTACATTGTATTCTGCTGTACCATACTCAGCAATGTTTCCTTCTTTTGTTTGTACATCAGCATTATTAAAACTGTTTTCATAATCAAAAGCCCATTTCAAAGCTAATGTAGTATTAATAGCACCTATGACTGTTACATTAATCTTTTTAGGTATTTTAGTTACAGCAGGATTACCAAAGTCTAAATATGGTGATAAATAACTAAATACATAACTAGAACCACCATCAGTAAAGTTTTTATACTGTGCTATACCATTAGGTTGTCCTAACAGTAACCTGTTGTCATTTGTTACCGCTAATGATGATGGGTCTATACTATCCCATCTAGTTACTCTGTACGAACCATTAGGTAGTGTTGCTCTTACATCAAAACAAAATGTAAAACCTGAAGCTGGTAAAGTTAGTAAATAAAATGCTTCTTTCTCATAGTATATACTTCTTATCTCATCTTTGCTCTCTACTGCTACAAGAGAAAGAAAGTTATCTCTTACATTCTTTGACAAGTCTCTTAGTGGTGCTGACTTCTCTTGTATGGTTCTACCTAGACTTCTTAGACCACTATCAGATAGAAATACTAAATCAGTACCTATAACTTGTACAGAGTCTCTTGCAATACAACCTGTACCTACTATCACATCATTTAATGATATGTTACTTATATCATCTGCATTTTGATATAATACAATGTGATGTTCACAGAATATTACTAGAAAGTTATTATGTGCAGCTAGTGCTGTTATCTTATCACCACCAGGTACAACTTTCTCTAGGTTTAACTGTCCTGAA